CAAGGCCGGCTATGTGCTCAGAACTGGCGAGCTTCACGGTGAAGAGACTACGTTCGCTACGACTGTCCAGAACGCAGAGTTTTCAAGCCACATCTATGTCGACAGGAATGGAGTTCGATACGGTGGGGTAAAACGTTTGAAGGCTGTTCTGGCTCGTTCTGAGCTATCCGCCGTCAGTATCGCTCTGTTCGACACACCCGGGTTCCCTGAGACGCTGATGACCTCCATCAATGCCAGGTTCGATCTGGATGGTGAGAAGATCCGCATGGTCGACATTACCGTCGGTGACGTGGCCGAGCACACCATCACCATTGATGGCACGGATGAAGTCATCAAGCCGCTGTTTGTCTATGACGTCGTCATCAGCTGCCTGAACAATCTGTCCACTCCGACCGAGAGATAGTCCATGGCTCACTCTGCAGCAGTATCCCGCCTCGTCGTCGGGCCGACCCTCTATCGCCTGGACGAAGAGAATATCGTCCGTCCGTTGAGCGCAACAGCCGGCCTGCAATTGCTGTCCCAAGGTAAAGAATTGGGCCGCCGGTTGTTAGCAACACAACTGCAAGACGATAGCGCACACTTGATGCTGATTAGCACTGTCTTTACGGCATTCGATATGTCGGACGCTAATGAAACGCCAATCTGTTTCGAGACTTTGATATTCGGAGGTCGCTTGAACGGTTCACGCTGGCGCTACGCGACGTTCGAGCAAGCAGTCAATGGTCACGAGAGGGTTGTGTCTGCAATCGCTTCTGAGTGGTCTCAGGCGCGTTTACCGCTGCTTCATTGAGAGTGGAGTTTTGCCATGAAAATCATCGTTCGCGGGGTCAATATCGCCCCAAAGATTGAGTTGCTGCCGGACGAGGAATCAGTCCTACAGCTTTACGAGGAGATCCGAGACAAAGCGCCCTTCGGCGAGGAGTCGATAGATCAGTTCAACGCCCGGAATGAGAGCTTGCTGTCCGCCATGCTCCGGGTGTTCAACCTTAACGACGCAGAGACCGTCGATGACCAAGAGGGCACAGAATCCCCCTTCGTTGTCCCTTCGCTGCTGGTTTACAGATAAGGAGGTCGGCCAGCATATCTACGGCCAAAAAACATCACTCAGGACACCACGAAGACGTACTCGCCCATCGGGCGCAGAGTGGAGAATGAGTCGAGAGAAGCGTGAGTAGAGAGTAGGGCTGGCGCCACCCAAAACCTTACTCTCCCGACGGGCCAGGAAGACCGCCAATCTCACACACGAGGCAAACCAGAACGCCCTCGCACTGTGAGTATAGGAAAACGGTCAACCAAGCCAATCCCCACTGTCTAGGCAGTAGGGAGGCAACTCGTCATGACAGTTCAGTCCCCTCGATGCTCGGTGACTTTGGCATAGACCAAAGCGCAGGAAGCGGGTGAGCATCGAACGATTGAATCAATCATGGCCGGTCTGTATTCATCGCTGGGGATGCAGACTTAGAGCACTAACCACGATTGCCAGATAAGGGCTTGTTTACCTACCCGCAATGGAACATACGGGTACGCCCAGAACAAAAATAGGCAGTTGCCTTGTCATCAGTGATACAAGACAGGGCCGCAGAGCTTCCGGTAAGCACATAGTCGATATAGGGGAGGAGAGCAGGTGTTTTCTCCTATGGCGATGAACAGAATGAGATAGCACGGTAGTAGATGCGGAACATGTTGTCTCGTTCTGTAGGGTAGATGTGTGTATGAGGGAGTATCGGTGAGTATGGAAGGTATCGGTTGGTTTGCGGTGTCGCTTTTGTGCGTCACTTCTGCGGTGTGTAGTGTAAGGGTTGCATAAACGTCGGTCAGCTTATTCAAGTTATTTCTCGGCTCCTTATGTTTTGAGCGCGGCGCGGTGTCATAGGGTCTTTTCACTCCTGGCTACACAGGTGAGAGAGGGTCTTTTGGATTCAGGCTGTGCGTGATGAAGGTTTACACGTTTATGGTTGAATTGACTTACTCGATTGAGCACCGGGTTCTGTTTGTTACTCTATATGAGTCTGACGGTTCCCGAACTGAAATTGTTGGCCATAGTGCAGACATTATTCCAGTAGTTCTTGGGGATAGTGATTGGCAATTAGGGCGTGACGAAAACGAGCTGACCAGCTGGCGGCTGTACTGTAAAGCATTCCTCTGGATGATGGTGCAGGAGCAAGAGCAGCTTGGGATCGAGGTTGAGGCTAACCTTCTTGGTGAGGATTTGTTTGCCGCTTTGAGTACCCAGGGAGAGACCTATTCTTTCCAGATTGGTCGAGCTTCTTTGGCCCAGGGGCTTCAAGTGATCAGCGGTTTGAGTTTGGCGCTTGCTTGCATCGAGATTAGTGGATCGCGAGCTTGTCGGGCGCTTATGTCTCAGCAGTGGCAGCCGGAGGTTTTGCTGCACTGACTCACCGTTTCAGACCCTCTTCGGAGGGTCTTTTTGTTTTTGGGCTTATGGTGTGTGCCATGGGTAGCCGCGGGCTGGCACTCGGGCTTACTAGGCTGCCTTATAGGATTAGGAGGTTTTTCACCGTAGGCATTGGAGGCGGGAGCGGCAAACGCCTTGTTTTGAGCGTTGGTGATGGCCGGAAGCGGCGAGCCTACCGCGGTTGAACGGCGCAGGGGCATTCCAAGGAGGCCCGCGGGGTCGCCATGAAAGGCGCTCAACAGAATATTGTGTTGTATGGTCTCGAAGGGTGATAGAGAGTTATCCCTGATAAGTGTCTTTATAGTTTGTTTGTCTGCTGAGAACAGCAGGCAAAGCAGAATAAGAAACTATGAGGCAACTATCATGGAAAAACGTATTGAGATCATCAATGGCCAACAAGTTGAAGTGACCGTGTGCCCCAGTGCAGCGCTGTCCCCACGCGAAGCACGTTTAGCTGCAGGGAACAGCTCAAAAGCGTACCGCACGTTCAAGCAGAGACAAGAGCGTCTGCAGAAGAGTGGCTTGCAACAAGCTGCGATGCTGAACCCCTACGACTTAGCTGTGCGCTTTGGGGTCGAGCAGCAGACGATGACAGAAAGCGAGTTCTTGTGGAAGCACAGCAAACGCCCGGAACACGCCCCGGCTAAGCGCAACCGTCTGTCTGACTTTGATATTTGAGGAGACGTCATGACTATCACAACTAAGTGGACTCCGGCCTCCGTCAAGACAGATTCCTTTGTTGCGACGCCATCTGTAAAGCAGAGTGACAACATCGGCGAAATGCGTGAGCTGCTTGAGCAGTACAAAGCCGGGCTCGTCACCGTTCATGAGCTCGTCATTCGCGTACATGCCGAGACCGGATACACTGTCCAGACTCTCAGCGCCGACAGCATGACGCTGGTTTTTAACCACGAAACGAGACTGGGAGATGTAGTCTCCACCGTCACAATCGAAGCGTAAACAGATGCCCGGTGAGAGCCGGGCTCTTTCTTCCATCTGCTACCCCCACGGCACCCCGCGGGCCAAATAAGAACCCCAGCGTAAGTTGCAATGCAACCAAGAGGCCGGGGTCATGTTGCCGACATGGTAACAGCTGGCAGAGGGTCTTTCTATCCCAGGCTACGCACATGAGGGTCTTTCCAATTCCGGCTACACATGACGTTGGGAGTGTCCGGTCTGTCACTGTTTAAGAAACGCGCTTCCGAGGAAATGACAAGGAAATACCGAGGGTCATCCGACGCAATATAAAGCGATTAGACGCATCCTCCAGTAAAGCTATGTCGTTGCTCGTCTCAATCGCTCAAAATCGCACTGTGAAGCGCTCAGCTCGCTTCCCTTGCGCTTCCCTCAGCAAGCAATCAGACAAGCGCAAAATCGTCACTGGGAGACACTGCAGCGCAGCACTTTGACCGAGCCTTGATTGCGCTGTCAGTGCTGAAAATGTAAAGTTTGTTCAGCAGAGCATGATAGTTGCCCTGTTTAGCGAATTTTCAAGACGAGCACTGACCAGTCGCTCGTCTTTTTTTTGCCCGTTCGTCCAGCCAGGCCCAACCTGGTCAGCCATTGCTCCGACCTGGCCAGCGCCCACGCCACTCCCTCTTGCCTTCTGCCATGCCATTCCCTTTTACCGAGCCTCAATAAGCCTCCCACGGCGCCCCGCGGGCCTCCTCGGGGTTCCCATTAGGCATGGCGCTCCGCGGGCAGGGCTTACTAGGAAACCATATTGGATTAGGCGGCGAAGTCGACGGCGTATTCCGGTGTCTACAGCGCTGTCGGGATCTCGCGCGGGACTGAGGCGGTTCTCGTCGGGGAGCGGGTGGAGCGGTTCTCGTCGGGGAGCGGGTGGGGCGGCTCTCAACAAGTGCGAGTTTCACAGAAAAACAGGGGTGTCAATACTGAAAACAGCATGAAAACGCTATGAAAACGATAAATCACTAAATTTGTGATCATAATCAAAAAAAACATGCGTAACTTTAAATAAATGCGTTTTTACGCTTGCAATCGTTCAACGATCACTTATTATATGCATATCGACAGCGAACAACGCTTCGATACAAAAAAGCAAAACATTAATTCGCTAAATAGAGGAACACTATCATGACTAAAGAAATCACCACCGTAGCCGCCACCGTAGCCGAAACTGTAAACGCAGAAGTAAAGCTGGAAAGCAATAAAGCAATTCGCCAGCATATGGCCGGAGTCGCCGCTGATTTCCTGACAGTGAAAGCCGAGGCTATGGCTTCAGCAATCGCAACCAATCCAGATCTTGATCTGGACAAGGCAAGCCGCCGTGCCAAGCTGGGCGCCGTCGGTATGGCCGCAGAAACCCACGCCCGCTGCAATGGCTTGCTGGCTGGCATGACCGATAAGGAAATGAAAGTATTCAAGCAGCTGGGCGTAGATGCGGCACGTTTAGCACTGGATCCGAAGGCTGGCGGCTTTTCACGCGAGCACAAGTTACAACTGGCCACGATTGTTGCTTGTGTCGCACAAAACAAGCGCCCCGATTCCATCGACCTGTCAGCCGCCAATAAAGCGCTGTTGGAACTAGATCCGACCGCTAGCACCAAGCGCACCGGACACAACACGATCAACCACTTGATCGACACCCTGCAAAGTAAGGAGCGCTTTACCGCTGGTTACTGGGCTGCCGAGTGCAACGGGCCAACCCAAGCCGGTTACATCATCAGCCTGTTGGTGAAGCTGGGCATGGCCACAGAACGCGGAACCAAGGAATCACGGGAGTGCCTGATTAAAGCAGATCACCCAATCGTGGGCGCTTTAAAGGCCATTATCTAAACGCAGGAAAGGGGGCGACAGTGATCGCCCCCATATTGACCAGATACCGGAGATCCCCACATGTTAGAATTGATCACTTTGACGCTAACCAAGCAAGACGGCCAGATCTGCCTTGCCATGCAATGCCATGAAACGGGCAAGCGCTTTACAGTCAGCACCGAGCAAGCCCACGAAGAGCAGATCCGCCCCTTGGTGCGTTACGCTCACACCATGCGCAAATATGGATTTAAATTCGCCGCCATTGAATCCTGCCTAATCCGCTTGATGCGCCGCACCACACAAGCCAGCGCCGCATAAATAATCGAACAACTCACAAGGGGGCGACAGTGATCGCCCCTGTCAGACACTAGACACAAACGAGCGCGAAAAACGAAAGTCCTAGAAATTTTCGAGTTTGTTTTATCCCCACCCTACATTACCCGCATCAGAGCCGGAGACCCTTATATTTCGCCCGCGCCGCACACCTGAGCATAAAACCTTATATTTCGACGCGCCGAGGTTTAAAGGTGTCGAGGTTGGTTGGTGTCTTGGTTCCTGTGTTCCTTGGTTTCAAGGTTGGAAGGTTCCAAGGTTTGAAGGAATGAAGCGCCGTGGTTTTCCGTGGGTCGTTCAGTAATAGCTTACTGAATCTGTTGAGCGCCCTCACAGACACTCTTATACTTCGACTCGAATTGAGCACAGCGTCGGGAGCGCTTCGCGCCCCGAGCTGTCAATGCTGTAATCGAGGAGCTGAACAATGTCACAACACCCGCTGATGACTGCGCACGACGCGCTGCTGCAGGCTATCGAGGCCTACAACGCCGAAACCAACGACTACAACGAGGTTGTCGAGGAGCGAAACGCTCTGGCCGCCGAGCTCGACCAGGTGAAAGCAAAGCTGGAAGAGACGACCTCCACCATGATGCACGTCCACGAAGACCGCAAAGCGCTGCTGGACAAGCACAACGAATCCGTGACGCTGGCCAACGCCGAAATCAAGCGCCTGAGCGACGAGATAGCCAAACGTGATGGCCTGATTAACCGTCTGCAGTCCGACGAGCGCAAGCGTGTCACTGAGTTGGCAAACGCGCTGGCTGAGCTCAAGGAGCTGCGTGGTCTCGATCCGAAGGGCATGAAGAAGCGCCTGGATGCCCAGCGCGAGCAGAACGAGGAGTTGAAGGCCGAGAATGCCCGCCTCAAGGCCAAGAACAACGAGCTGGCATCCTTCAATGAGCGTCTGCGCAAGGATGCCTTCTATGCAACGAAGGGGATCTGGAACGGTGGCTCTGAGAAGCTGTTCCCGTACAACGAGGGGCCAGTGGTTGCCCAACACGAGTCCGGCACCCTGAGCGCTATGAGCTGCGCAATGTGGTGGGGCCATGAGCGTGGGATGCGTCTGCTGTGCGCCTACAACCCCGAGCAGGACACCATCTCTGTGTGCGACCCGATGAACGATGATGGCAAGCTGTTTGTGCCGAGCCTGGCTGCAGAACATGCGATGCTGGAGCGGTTCAGAAAGATGTATGCCGACAAGCTGGCAGACAAGAGCAAGAAGGCGGCCTAACGGCCAAAAAAACGGGCGCTCCAGGGCGCCCACTATCATGATCCAAAGTCGTAGCCGTTCCGTCGTCCGAAGGTCTCTCTGATAAAAATGACCCGCGGTGCGGGTCTTACCAGAAGTTACGGTCGTCTAACAAAAGCGACGCGCCTAGAATAATTCAGTGAATACTGAACGTCAACCGCCCTTATCTTTCATGTCGCCAGAAATAAAAAAGCCCCGTTTGTGACGGGGCGTACCTGTTCTTTCTGGAATTTGGGCCACTTAGCAGAACCGTTTGTGCAGAACCGTATCGCTAAGCTGGTGTAATGATATGTAAGCATTTACTGAACGTCAACAGGTATCACAACACACCTTTGGTTGCGTCCGCCATGATAATTGGGTCGCTCTCCAGATAGATCTGTGTGGTCGACAACGAGGTGTGACCAAGCAGTCGTTGAATCGTTCTCAAGTCGACTCGGTTGCGCACCAGGGTAGTTGCGAAGAACCTCCGGCCCGAGTATGCGCTCGCCCTGCTTATGTTCGCTCGCTTCTCCAAGATCTCGTTCATCAGGTTCCCGATGCTGTTTGCAGAGAACGGGCCGCCGCGTTGCGACAAGATCAGTGGTGAGTAGGCGTGAAAGTGCCGGCGCTTGTCCTTTGCAATCTCCTTTCTGTGCCGGATGTAGGTCAGCAGGTGCTCGGAGACGAACTCGTTGTTCAGCGGGATCATGCGCACCTTCGACCGCTTGGTGTAGGCCTTGAGCAGTGTCAGCTCTGGCAGCAGCTCGTCAGCTGTGAAGTCGTAGACGTCGCCAATGGTCAGGCTGGCCGCCTCCTTTGGACGCAGGCCAAGGCCGAACAGAATGACCAGCAGCGCCTTGTTTCTGAGTGCATGAGGGTAGCCGTCACAACGCTGAATGGCGGCATTCAACTGCTTGCGTGATGGGACTGGCGCCCGGCCTTGTTTCCCGGGCTCTCCTGGCTTCCGACCTGTCATGACAACCTCTCTGGCTATGAACCTACCTTGCTTGGAAGCAAGGAAACTTTGTTTCTGTATCGCTTTATTTCTTCTTTGAAAGCGTGAGACATAGACAGATAGCTGTCTAGTCTTTAGGAGCGCTCTGTGTGCGATTCTGAGCGCTTCTGCGAATGTTCCCGAGTGCTATCACAGAGAAAATTTCAGCTCTGCTTTACTCATGATTGGGTGTCGCTTACACTTCTAATCGGTTGGGCGGAGACCATGCCATCGAACGGGGCCGTGTGAACACACCGCGTGTCGGGAGAGCAAAAGCGAACTGCACCGCCACCCTCTTTCCCTTCTGCATCAGATCTCTCTTTTGATAGACAAACCCAGTCGCCAACTGCAGGGCTAAACTGGGCAAACTTTTTACACTCTTCACCAAGAAAAGGGTCATCGAAATCGAGCCCCTTCTTGCCGCATATTGCGCATTCCTTCAATTGCTCACTCGCCATGGATTATCCCGCTGCCACAGGCTTTGCATTTGTACTCAAACACCTTCATTTCGTCGCCGTCGGCGTCCGTAATGACAGAGTAGTCACACCCGTAATGCTTGAACTTTTGCTCGTCAACCTGCAGCTCGATCTCCCCGCCGCATATAGAGCAGCGTCCGTCTGTGACGCCATAGTCGTATGACAGTGACCAGCCATCGCGCATCTTTTCGATCATATCCGCTATGCGCTCGCGCTCTTCCCGCATTTCGCTTGTGCCGTATCGAGCCGGCAGATCTCCCCATGACTTAGGGCTCTCGTTGGCTGGGCCGCGACAAAAAGACCCGCCTGTCTCTTTATGTACCAGCTTGTCGATCCTGTTGGCCAGCTCGTCGCTCACTGGCCCGTTTTTGAACGCAACTATTTGCCCCATGATCTCTCCTTGAATTGGGCGACGTCCGTCGCCCACAACTTTTACTTCACGATGTAGTTCTTTGGCTGCACTTCTTCGCCCAGGGCAGTCTTGTTGATGAATGTTGGGGCGATAAACACCGGCTTCGACTTGGCCAGCTTCTCACCATAGCGCTGCATCCGAATATGTCCACGCCGGAAGTGTGGGCGTTTGCTAATTTCGGACATTTTGGCCCCAGATAGGCCGGCGCCATCGTTATCGTTGCCGATCAGAACATAGTCGTAGGTGGTCGACAGCTTGCGCTCATGCTTTGCCGCCTTTCTCTGGCCCAGTTTGCCGAGTCGCTTGATCAGCTCGTACCGGTCGAAACGCTCTTCTCTGCGGGCACCGGCAACATTGAGGTAGGTCAGCACCTTAATCAGCCAGGTCAGCAGGTCGCGATAAGCAGCCTTTTCAGCCTCGTTCGGCAGGCGTGTCATGCAATCGGACATGGCCATGTTCACGCGGGCCAGCTCCGGGTCGGAGTAGAGATTGATGTGACGCTCGATCATTTCATTGGCCGGCATGACGTCATCCTGCAGGTAGACCGTCATGTGGAAGGTTGCGTCATCGAGCAGCGTTTCCTTTGCCCGACCGACGAACATAATGTCCATGATCCGCGCTGGCTGGTGATCTGCGATCCCGAGACCTCGTTTAAGCTCTGGCAGGCCGCCGATCTCCTCGACGGTGCGCTCGATGATATAGACGCCCTGGAGCTCATGATCGCCGGTCATGTTGTTGTGAACGAAGACGGGGAGCGACCCGGGTTTCTCGCCAAACTCGATGTAAACGCTGGGCGTCGGGGAGTGAACGTAAGCACAGGGCACGTCGCCGCCAATGTCGGTGTGATGCAGAGCCTCAACCGCAGAGTTGCGCATGGTGAAGATCTTGCCGCCGACGAAGTGGTGGTACATGGGGTGCAAACTGGCTGTTATCGCCCCGTTATTGACGTCGCCCATGCGCTCTTTGTGCTTGTCCAATGCTGCCTCGATGGCTCCAACACCGGCCAGCTGAACCATGCCCATTATGTCGTTCAGGTTGAAGTCGCACTTTGCCATCGCCCACACGTCGGCGAGTACCTGCGGCCCCATAACGAACGCCATTTGCCGGTCGACCTGACACATGCTCATGGCTCGGACTGGGTGAGGCAAATTCATCAGCGCCCGGTCTGTTGATTCGCCGATTGTAACGAAGTCAGGGAGTGGCCCGCCTCGGTCTACAGCCCTGGTGATTTCCACGATCTGTTTGCGGTATTTCTCGAACACATCTTCGTAGCCGGCAGTCTTCCGGCTGGTCAGTGTTTTTCCAATGATTTCGATGCGAGCGCTTTCCGCGGCCTCGCGCACTTCTTCAATTGTCGCCATAGCTCACCTTGTTCAGCTAATTATTTTACGAGGTGTAACTTTGTCTAAAGTTACATCTTCTTATAGCTTGAGGCGAATTGATAGCAAAATCTTTTCCCTAAAAAACAATCAGTTACCTCAATTCATGTAACTATAGAAAATACTTACATGAATCGTCGACCCTTATATGGACAGCCGCTTTCAGCCCCATTATCATCATCCTAAGTAAGCATTTACTGATCGCTATGACTGCAGGGGAGGTTCGTTTGATCGCGAGCCAGCTACAGAATGACTTAGTGGGGTTTGTCGCAAGATCAGCGTTCTTCCTCTGCAGTGACCAGGACACCATGAGGCTCGTCAGCATCGTCTGACGGGCCTTTTTCTTTTGGAGAAATGATGATGAAAGAGAAGAGAAAGGGCATCAAACCGGCGCTTAAAACCAGCCTGAAAATGGAAGAAATTTCAGTGCTAACCGATGGTCATCGAGACATGATTCGGTGCTTCATTAATGGTGATATTACGCTCGGTTTAGGCTGCGCTGGGACGGGTAAAACCTACATGGCCACCGCGCTCGCGCTGCGCGAAATTTTCCGCCCGGAGAGCCCTTTCTACCGCATCATTTTCGTTCGCTCGACAGTTCCTGTGCGCGATACCGGCTTCTTACCTGGCACTGAACAGGAGAAGTGCGCCCCCTACGAGCGCCCGTTCATCGGTTGCGTCAACGAGATCATTGGTCGCGGTGACGCCTACAGCGTTCTCAAAGATCACGGCGCCATTGAGTTTCACTCGACTGGCCACGAGCAAGGCCTGACCTACCGGAACGCCATCGTTATCATCGACGAGGCTGAGAATCTGACCTTCAAGGAGCTCGATCTGATCACCTCCCGTCTGGGCGAGGGTTGCAAGCTGATTGTCATCGGCGATCTGGCCCAGGACTATGTGACCAGTCGCACCGAGCAGTCTGGCCTACGCCAATATCTCAAGGTGATGGACTACATGGCCGACGACGAAGAGGGCGGTGTTGGTGTGGTCTGGTTCCGCGAGGAAGACATTGTTCGTGGTGAGCTGGTTCGCCGGTACATCATCGCCAAGAACAGAGTTTTGGACGCTGCAGCATAAACAAAAGGGCGCTTATGCGCCCTCTTTGATTTCGACCTCTAGGCCTGCCGGCAACTCTATCTTCGATATGATCGCCAACTGATAGCAGTACGAATCATCCTCTCCCCACATCGTAGACTTCAACTTCTCAAGCGCTCCTTCGTTTCCGATCAGTTGGAGCTTGCAGTGCATGGAGTCGTAGTAGTAAACGAACAGGCCTTCGTACAGTGCGCGGCTGATTTGAGTCAGCCAAAATTGCTGACCGTTACCGGTCTGAGCATTGTCGCTCATGATCACCTGGTACTCTTCAAGCAGGTACTTGAAGAACACGTCGCCGGCTACGCCATGGAGAACCTCGGAGTGAGGGTAATTGGTCGTGCGCCACACGAGGCATTGAGTGACCGGTTTTGTCTCAAGATAGATGTCGCCAACGATGATCACTCGGTTGTAATAAACAACCGCATTGGTCGCGGTGTCGAGCAGCGCAATCTCGAATTTGTCATTATCGAGTCTGCCGTCGATACGAACCAACTTGTAGCTGGGCGGCAGAGGTCTGGACAAGCAGCGGCCAATGTCTACAGCGCCCGCTTTGGTCAGCTCTGAGAAGAACGCGCTGTTCTTTTCCGCAGATGACAAAAAAGCGAACTCCTCTGCGATCTTTCGACCGTTCACAAGCAGTTTTGGCATGTAGTCTCGTCTTTCTTTCGATTCGGTGGGGTGCGAAGTCATCTTGTGTCGCCTCGCTTGTCTTTAAGACACCATTAGATTAAAGCACAGGGTCAAGTGAATCAACGCAAATTGCGGAAAATTAGAGCAAAAAGGCCCGTAAACTCGGGCCTTTTCGTACTATTTCCAGAAGCGCAGAAAGCCTACGCACTTCGAGATAGGCCGGACGCGATTAGCGACCTGATAACCCTCTCGCGAGCCATCGCTGTTCGTGTTGCCCTCGATGGTGCGAATATTCGCCCCTTCGACGGCCAAAACGATGCCGGTGTGCCCTAGCCCCTTGCCGTAATCCATAATGAAAACATCACCCGGCTGCGGCGTTTTGACCCGATAGTCCTTGGCCATCTGCCACATCTTGAGCACGCCGCCCGTTTTCGGCACGACCGCGGTGGCGGTAATGCCGGCTTGTCTCATGACCCAGTACACGAACGCCGCGCACCAGGATGCGGGGAACGTGATGCCGACCGACTGCAGGTAGCCTTGAACGTGTGGGCCCCAGTTCGATCCCTTTGGGATCTCCTCCTTGCCCAACTGGCTATTCGCCGTGTTGATGATCTTTTGTTGTTGCTCCGTCATTTCATACCTCTCTTTCTTTAAAGGTTGGAACGAAGGAACAAAGCTACGACTTTAGAAAGGTTGCAACCTCTGAAAGTTGCTTCCTATCTGCAATGTTATAAACCTTGAAACCTAGCTTGGAAGCAAGGAACAAAGGAACCTTGTTTTTGCTCTCGTCTTGGTGGAAGGTCAAGACCAGATCGGCATCGACAACGCCCGGGCCTTCCAGCGCGTACAGGCAGGCCATGGTGGCCATGGCGACATGCTTGTCCTCAACCGGCATCTTCATGTACTCGCGAACCTGCCGGATCATGACCGGCCGAAGGTTGCCGGCGTTCGGGTTCACCCACACACGGCGCCCAGTCTCGTCAAACTCGTGCCAGAAGCCGAATGTGATCCGCCCGCGGAAGAACCTGGAGAACAGATCGCCAGCTGGGCCGTGGTGATACCGAAGACGAAATCCGGCGTCAGTTACCAGATCGGCCAGCCGCTCGAACAGTGGCCAGTGTGTCTCCGGCACATCGTCGGTGCCTATGACCGCAACGCACCTCATAACGCGCTCAAGTCCACTTCACCGTTCAGCAGCCCCATCAGATCTTGCTGTGTAATGTCGAACTGCTTTGCTGCCAAACGCAGCTTCCGGTGTTGGTCATCAGTGACCTCCAGGGTCACGCGCTTGATTGGCTTGGTCACGGTAACTTACCTCCTATGCAATTTTCTTGAAGCCAAAGTCGTCGATTCGCCAGTCGGTATCCATTGGCAGAAGGTTCTCGGCAAACCCCGGAGTGCTGGTGATGATCTCTCTGCGCTGGATGGCATGGCCTTGAAGGTGCTGGTTGTACTCGTCCATGAAATCGAGGACGAAGCAGATGTTCGGCCCGAATTTCTTGGCTCGCAGACCGCGGCCGATGCGCTGCCGGTTGGCAACCTCTGCCTTGCCACCGCCGCCCAGGATGATGCAGCCGACCGATGGGACGTCCACGCCGACGTCGAGAATGTTGGTGCCGATCAGCACATTGATTTCGCCGCTGGCCAGTCGCGCCAACGCCCGCTTTCTGCCGTTCGCATCGTCATCACCATTGATGAACTCTGCTTTCAGCTTGACCTTGCTAAGCAGCTCAAGCAGGCGCTCACCATGAGCTCTACGCTGCACCAGAATCATCGTTGTCAGGCCGTAGCGAGACATGCGAATGCACTCGGCAACCATGCGCTTATTGCGCCAGTCGTGCTCAACGATCCCGATCTCATAGGCCCGGGCGTAAGCCGTGCTGCGGAATAACTTGGCAGGCTTCTGCGTTCTGCAGATCTGGAATATTGGCTTGGCCAGGATCCCAAGATCGATCAGTTGCTTCTCGCTGACCTTGATCCCGATCCCGCCTGACACGGCCATCAGACGCATGTTGGATTCAGCGTCCGGCCGCATGAATGGGGTAGCGGTCAGAGCCAGCCGGTAGTTCGCATTGACGCAAGTCTGCATCAGATCGAAATAGCTGTTGCCTCCGGCCTCGTGCGCCTCTTCTGCGATCACAAACTCAACACTTCGCAGCAGCTCCAGCGTTTCAGCGCGGTTCTTTCGCTGTTGCGCCAGCTTCTTCGTGATCAGCTCGGCCAGCTCCTCGTCGCTCAGCCGCTTCTTTTTCTGCTCCTTCTTGAGCTGACTCATGGCCGCCTTGCGCTCTTCGGTGCTCTTTTTGGCCTTGGCCAGTCGCGCCGTCAGGGCGTCCTGCTCCTTCTTCTCGCGCTCAGCCTGGGCAACCAGGTGACGCTCGATCAATTCGTCCTCTGTGTAGTTGGCCAGCCGGGCGGCTAGCGTCTGAACCATCCCGCAGATCAGCGGCCGGTCGGCCTGCCAGATGGAGTCGCCAACGATGCCAACCTCGTTCTTTCCAAAGGACTCTTCGCAGGCTTCGGCGAACTGGTACATCAGCGCCCCGCGTGTGGTCAGAAACAGCGTCTTGCGACGGATCCGCGCGTAGGCCAGACGGGCGACACGAGACTTACCGCCGCCAGTGGCCAGCTGCGCGATGATCATGCCGTGCTTCTCCAGCTTGCGAACCGTATCGAGCTGATACGAATAGCGCTCGTCGGAGAAGCCAAAGCTGTCGACCACTGGGAACTCTGGGCCTAAAGGCTCGGGGAGGGGCTTCATGACGTGCTGAACCTGAAAGCCGGCTTGCATCAGCTTGCGCTTGACCATGTGCGTAAAGCCCGCTGGGAAGCTGTTTGTCTTGAAGCTGTAGAAGGATGACCGGCCATCCCACCCTGGGCGCTTGGTCATGTGCTCAAAACCCTCAACCGCATAGCTGAGGATGTCAGAAACCAAAAGCCTGACCTCCTTGCTGGGATCGATCAGCTTCGCGTGAACAGCGTTTGAAACCATTTTGACGATCATTGGATTGCCTGTTTCTTATACATTAGATAACCTATTCAGTAAGCACTTACTGATCAATGGTGCGATACCTATCACCAGTAAATATTTACTTATGCAAGCAAGAGTATCACAACTATGTCGGAAAAATTGAAGTTAGCCTTCGTTGATCCGCGGGTTCTAGTGAAGAACTCGTGGAACCCCAACAAAATGTCGCCGGAGGCCGAGGCCAAGCTGCGAAATAGCCTGCAACAGCACGGCCACATTCGCCCAATCCTCGTTCGCGAGCTCGATGACGGCCGACTGGAGATTATCGGCGGCGAGCACCGCACCGAGCTGTCTATCGACCTCGGCATGGAGACGGTGCCGGTAATGAATCTGGGCCGGATCTCCGACGAGGCGGCCAAACGTGCGCTGATGATCGACAACTCCCGCTATGGCCAAGACGACGCCGGCCTGCTGTCTGAGTTGCTGTCCGACATTGGCACCGCTGACGACCTGGCTGAGTGGATGGCCATGGACGTCGATCAGCTGACTGCGCTGCTTGGCGCGGCGGAAGTGCCCGACACCGAAGAGCTTCTTGGCGCCCTGGATGATCTGGATGCCATCGGCGAAGAAGAAGAGATCCCCGTTCCTACCCGCGAAATCAAAACTCACCAGCCCATGAAGTTCAAGGTGCCGGTCGAGGACGCGGAGTTCATCAAGGACACCATTGACGGCGTTATCAAGGCGCAAGGAATCGAGGACTCCGACTCCTCCATTCGCGCTGGAGAGGCGCTGCTGTGGCTGTGCCGCAACTACAGAGGCGAATCCGCCCCGGCTAGCCGCGACCCAATCGACGAGATCGATATGTCAGACGACGCATTCCTGCGCGAACTTGGTTTGGATATGGAGAACGAGTAATGAACGCACTGAAATCAATCTTCCGCTTTGTCTTCAAGACCACCACTGACACCCGGGCAAGCCTGCAGGCCCAGGTGAAGGTTCTTGAGGCTCAGAATGCGGCCAACAACTTCCGCATGAACGAGCTGAACGAGCAGATCGCCTACATGACGAAAACCGTGCAGTCCATTCAGGCCCAGGTCTCCATCTCCAACAAGGCGATTGCTGCCATCAGCGAAATTCTGGCGGAGGGCGCCAATGAGCAAGCGTGAGATGGTACTAGAGGATTGGCCGATTGATCGGCTAATCCCCTACGAGAAAAACGCCAAGAAGCACCCGAAAGAGCAGATCCAGAAGATCGCTCGCTCCATTGAGAAGCATGGCCTTATCAACCCGCCGAACGTGGAGCCTGACGGCACACTGATCACCGGCCACGGCCGTCTCCTTGCGCTCAAGGAGGTGCTTGGGTGGAAGGTGGTGCCCGTCTTCGTTCGCTATGACCTGAGCAAGCAGGAGGCGGCCGCTGCCCGCCTGGCTGACAACAAGGTCGGCGAGGGCGACTACGACACCAACATTCTGCAGGAAGAGCTGCGCTGGTTGGAGCGCGAAAGCGTCGATCTGTCCGACCTTGGTTTCGATGCGCGTGAGCTGGAGTTCCTGACTGCCGATATTGGCGAGCTGGACGACGCGCTGATGGCCGGCGAGATGTTCCCCGTTGAGCTGCCTACCGAGGAGACGCCGGTCGATGCTGACGTCGATCTGACCGAGCCTCGTGTGCCTATCACCAAAGTCCTTGGCTTCAAGGATGTGACCGCGTCGCAGGCCCGCGACATTGGCAAGTTCATGGATCTCGTGCGAGCGAAGTTTGGCGACAACCCTGCCATCGCCCTTGCCTCATTCGCAGATCATGAGGTGTCCAATGCCTAAGTGTCTGCCGAAGGAAACTGGCCTGGTGTTCAACCAGGTCATTTCAAAGGGGGTCAGCCCTGAGTTCCTGCTGTTGCAAAGCGGCGAGGTCATCAAAACCAATCGCCTGTGCAATGTCATGGACAGAGAGCCGGAGGTCGGCGACTTCGTCGTTGAGCTCGCTGGAAAGCGCGTACTGATGACCGCAGAGCTGTTCACTCACATGTTCGACGTCATTGTCCCGGATGCGTTCTCGTTCGATCCAGACGCGCTCATTGAGTCCTGCGAGTTCGCAGACGTCGAGACGATGACGACGTGCTTCCTGCGACTCAAAACGGGGCAGATCGTGTCTGGATCCGTTACTGACGCATTCGGCCATCACCTGACCACCGAGGAGCGTCAGGAGCTCGCCTTCTCGAACGCCTCATATCAGCTGGCCCAGCTTGAGAACTACCACACCGCACGGCGCTACGCCGCGCAGGAGCAATGCCAATGACCCAAATCTTTGACCACGTTGTCGACGTGCGGTTTAAGACCGGCGTCGAGCGCTCGCCTCGCGTTCTTGAGGTGGCGGAAGCATTTGGCCTTGGCGTGTCTGACAAGGAGTTTGTTGTCTATGACAGCCTCAAATTCCAGACGCGACAAGGCGACTGCATCTACATCACCGGTCAGTCCGGCTCCGGCAAATCAATCATGCTGCGCGAGCTGGTAAACCAGTACCGCGACAAGTATGGCTTGAAGGTGGCCACCATCGACGATGTTCAGTTCGAGGACAAGCCGCTGATCGACCAGGTCGGCTCCTCGACCGAGGAGGCCTGCCGGATCTTGTCGAAAGCCGGCCTGAACGATGCCTACCTGTTTATTCGCAAGCCCTCCGAGCTGTCTGACGGCCAACGCTATCGCCTGCGCATTGCGAAGCTGTTGGCGGCCGGTGTCCAGGTGATTGCTGCTGACGAGTTCGGCGCCATCCTCGACCGCACCACGGCCCGGGTCGTTGCCTACTCGGTTCGCGCTCTGTGCGAGGAGGCTGGCATCACGCTGATCGTCGCTACCACTCACAAGGATCTGGTTTGGGATCTGCGTCCGACGCTGACCATCGACAAGCGCTTTGCTGGCGAGATCAGCATCAAGGTTGCCGACCGTTCGACGATGGAGCGCTACTGATGGCCAAACAGAAACTTCCGTTCTACGAAATTCCGCTGCTGCACTCCGGGTTCTTCGTCTTCGTCGGCCCAAATCAGCGCGTAAAGGACTTCCTTGAGCCGCGTCTGCGCATCGACTGCTTCGAGGACACCTGCGATGACCTGGATGCCTGTGGCGGTATGCATATCTCGTTCACTTCGCCGGAAGGCCTGCAGAACCTCGTCTGGGTGCCTGACGTTGAGGACGAGTATGTCGTCTTCCACGAGGCGCTTCATTGCTCGTTCAGCATCCTGAGCCGGTTGGGCATCCCTGCAGACCCGGGCAGCCAGGAGGCGATTGCCTACCTGCAGGAAGAGGTGGTTAAGGGCATTCGCCAGGTCGGCTCGACGTTCGTCTACAAGGACGTCGCCCCTTCATCACGCTACGGCGGCGTCGCTCATGGTGAGGGCGTCATCAAGCACATCAACAAGATCGCGCGGAGGAAATCACTGTGATCCCAATTCTCTCGAACGTAGTAGATGCGGTTTCCGGCATCGTCACCGGTACTGTTGGCAAGTTCATTGAGGACAAAGACAAGGCGAACGAACTGAGCACCCAGCTCACGGCCCAGCTGACAACCTCCGTTGTCGAGCTGCTGGCCAAAGAGACTGAGAGCCAGCGCGACATTATCGTCGCAGAGGCCAAGGGCGAGTCATGGCTGCAACGAAACTGGCGCCCAATCATCATGATGGCCCTATCCGGCATGGTCTGCGTCTACTGGATGGGTTGGACGCATCAGGACATGGCCAACGACGTCATCCTCAAGATCCTGGACATTGTTCAGATTGGCCTTGGCGGGTACATCGGCGGTCGCACTGCCGAGAAGTTGGCTGACAAGGGCGTCGAGATCTTCAAGGCCCGGGCTGCAGCTGCGTCCACTGGGGAGAAATTGAAGTGAATGACGACCTGATTATTCAGCGTCATGAGCCGGTTGGCAGGCTATTCAGCCTGCTTTCCGACATGGTTGTTGAGCCTGGCACCAAGGAGGACTGGGATCGGCTGCATCACCTGCACTACAAGGCTGAATCGCTGCCGCCCGCGCCACACTTCTGGAGATGCCGTCTCGTGACAACGGGCGAGATCGTTGCTGTGGTCGTCACCTCGACCGTTGCACTGCTTCTGGCGCCACGTCACGACATGCTGCCGAAGTTGAAGCCAGGTAA